AGCAGGACTTGAAAGTTGTTATAGGTGTGCCCAAAGATTTGAATTAGAAAGAACAAATCCTCCTCTTGAACTCACCAATCCTTAGTAACCCACTTTAATCGTCAAATCAAAATTTTTAGCAAGTAAGCTGTCTCTCTTGGGGCAGCTATCTTTGCATTCACTAACAATTTATAAAAGAGTAGAAGTAAATGAGTAACATTGTGTTGCCTACAGAACGTAGGAAAGCAACAGACTACAACCCTAGGTTGATGGTCTTGTTTGGTAAACCCAAGTCTGGTAAGTCATCTCTTATGGCTTCCTTGGACAATAATCTTATCATTGACCTGGAAGATGGCTATAGGTCTCTTGATGTAATGTGCGTTAAAGCAAAGAATGCCAATGACATCTATCAGATTAAGGCAGCTATAGAACAAAAGAATCATGAAAATGGTGATAAGCCTTTCTACAGATTTATCACTATTGATAATGCTACTAGACTTGAAGAGATGTCTTTGATTGTTGCAGCTGGCCTTTACAGAAAAACCCAGATGGGAGCCAATTTTGGATTTAAGAAAGACAGTATTGGTAATATTCTGATAGAGAATGGTAAAAAGGTAATTGATCCAAAGGCTGATGTAAGACAGCTCCCTAATGGCGCAGGATATCTCTATACTAGGTTGGCCCTCAAAGAGATGATTAACATGTTTAAGCCTCTTTGTGATACTTTGATTCTTGTCTGTCATGTAAAGGACAAGCAAATCCGTAAAAATGATGAGGAAACTACTGAAATGGCAGTAGATTTAGCTGGTAAGACTGGTGATATCATCTGTGGTGAAGCAGATGCCATTGGCTATGTATCCAGACAAGGTAATAAGACTATCCTAAGTTTCAAGGGTGGTGATAATAATATCAAAGGCTCTCGCCCACTCCATCTTAGAGAGAAAATATTTGAGGTTGCAGAATCTGATGAAGAAGGTAATCTCAAGGTAGATATGTCCAAGATATTCCTTGATAAACAGTAAAGTATGTTGCTAAGCAACTTAAAGAAATAACATTATTAACTAAAAACAAAAATTACAAATGGAAAAAAGAATTTCTTATTCTCAGTTTCAGCAGGTAAAGAGTGCTGCTAAGATGATTGACCCTCTTCAGCGTAAGATGGCTCCTGTAAAGGCTAAGATTGAAGCCTTGGTATCAGAGCTTAAGAGCTATCAGACTCAGGTAAATGCCCTTGAAGCAGGTATTGTGTCAGTATTTGGCTTCCATGTAGGAGACCTTATCAAGAAGGTTATTGAGCCTACTGGTAAGACTGACCCTAAGACTGGCAAGCCTGTAATGGTCACCAAGTATCTGCCCACTGATATTGTCTCTTATGATGAGCAGAAGAAGCAGTATGTCATTACTACTGGTACTGAAGAAGACACCATTGTTTCTCCTACAGTAGAGGATAATCCAGGCTCTGATTTTGATGCAGATGCTGAGCGTGAAGGAGCTGAAGAGCCTGTAGCAGTTGAAGAAGAGATACTTCCCTTTTAATAGTCACATAAACATTGATAATAATGAGTAAAGAAATTAATGCATTCAGTTTTCTTACCATTGGTGAGACTGTAGAAACTAAAAGTACAGAGTTCAAGCGTTACATTGGATTAGGCCAGTCTGATATTATTGCCCTCAATCCTACCAAGAAGCAGCTTGAAGAGATTTATGGCCGTGAAGTACAGAATGAGCCACAGTATTTTGGTACTGATGAGCAGACTGGTGTAAAGTGGGCACGCCTTGACTTTATTGTAAAGACTATTCCAGAGGCTTGTAATGGCATTGATATTACTTCCCATGCTACCTTTACTATCAGGGGAGAGAAGTATGCCAGTGCTGATGGTTCCAAAGTAAGAGTTATTGATGCCTATGGTAACTCTATCTGGATGTCTGCTGAAGATGCTAACAATCATAAGCAGCCTACTCTTTCTTCTGGTGGTAATGCTAAGATTGCTCAGTATCGCATTGCCTATAAAGGAGAGCCTGAACTGGTAGATTTCCTCCGCAAGTATCTCCAGATTCCTAGTGCCTTTGAATATGTCAATGGCTCTTGGCTCCTGAAGAAGATGAAGCATCTCAGTGAGCTTACTAAGGAAGAGGCTGAGAAGGATGATGTTCCTGTATATGAGAAGTACATGCTTGCCTTTGATAAGAATGACTTTGATGGTTTCTTCAAGAATGATACTGCTGCTCTGTGGACTGAGATTCAGAAAAAGAAGAAATTGAATCCTGGTCTTGCTATTACTCTTCTCTATGGTATCCGTACTAACAATGAAGGAAAGCAGTTCCAGAATATATGCACTGGATTTGATACTGTCTTATATAAGAATCCTAATGCCAAGGCTATTGCAAAGCTTGAGAAAGACATTGTAAGGGCTAAGCAGAGTGGACTGTATTCTAGCATTGATTACCGTGTACAGGAACTCCAGGAATATTCTGTAGAGCCAACCAATCTGGAAAAGCCTGCAGAAAGTGACCTTCCTTTCCCGTCAGGCAATGAAATGCCCTGGGATTAATAGTATTTTAGGGTTGCGCAGGGTTGTACAGGGTTAAATTTAATATAACCCTAGGGTTTTTACCTTCAAAACCCTCACTTACTCTTATTTCTAACCCTTTTTAGTGATATCTTATGATAGTAGGCAAAACATCATCCAGCATTTCAGTCTCAGAATTGTTTGAAAAGTATTCTGAAGTCCAGATACTCACAACAGTATTTCCTGAGATAACAAGTATCCCATGTAAAATATCCTCACCATTCAGGACAGACAATAATCCTTCTTTTGGTATATACCTTGATAAAGACAAACACATCCGATATAAGGACTTTGGGGAGAGTGAAACCAAAGGTGGACTGCTTGATTTACTTTGCAAGAAATGGAACTGCTCCTTCCGTCAGGTATTTGATAAAATCCTGGAAGTGATGCAGCATAGTGAGAAGGACACTTCTCCTTCTGTTAAATCCAAGCAGATTAAGGTGCTTACTCGTAAAGAAACATCTGAACTTACAAAGATTCAGGTGGCTGTCAGACCTTGGAGAGACTATGATTATCAGTATTGGGAATCCTATGGAATAGAAAAGCAATGGCTCAAATATGCTGAAGTATACCCTATCTCTCATAAGATTATCACTAAGAAGGATAAAGAAACTGGAAAATCCAACAAGTACATCTTTTCAGTACCAAAATTTTGCTATTGCTATGTAGAAAGAAAAGAAGGCCTATTATCTTTAAAAATATATTCTCCTTTTAGTAAAACCCATAAATGGTGTTCAAAGATGGATTCATCAGTTATCTCTTTATGGACTAAGGTTCCTGAATATGGTGACAGATTAATCATTTGCAGTAGTCTGAAAGATGCCCTTTGCGTCTCCTGCCAACTACATATTCCTGCCATTGCACCTCAGGGAGAAGGTTATGGCATCAGTCAGACTGCTGTTAATGAGCTTAAGAGAAGATATAAGAAGGTATTTATCTGCTATGATGTGGATGCTCCAGGTGTAGAAGATGCCAAGAAACTCTCTAAACAAACAGGCTTTCCTTATATTGTGCCTGACCTAAAGGGAAAGAAGGACTTCTCCGACTATTTCAAGTCCCTTAAAAACAAAGAAGATTTCAAACATTTAGAAACATTATTTCATTAATTATTAAAACGTTTTAAACATTATGGAAAATCGCACTATTCTTATTGCTAACAACAAAACTCAGCGTCGCTACAGTATTGAAACTAATGCTACCACTCTTGGTGAGCTCCAGGACCAGATGACTTCTCAGGGTATTGACTTCTCTGGTATGACCTTCACTGAAGGTATTTCCAAGACTCAGTTGCTTACCCGTGACTCTCTTCTCCCCACCAATGTAATGTATAAAGGTAGTCCTACTAACAACCTTGTCATGCTGCTTACCAATCCTAACAAGCAGATTGCTTCAGGTGCTATTAGTCGTAAGGAAGCCTATGCTATGGTGAAGTATTATGGTCTCCAGCAGGCTATCCTTGAAGGTGAGGGTGAGAACTATACCCGTGTGAAGACTGATGTGCTGGAAGAGTACATTGAGCAGTGTCAGAACATAAGGAATTCCACAGCCAATGAGAAGGAAGAAGTGCTCTCAGCTTCTCCTGAGAGTACAG